AGCAAGTATTCCTTTTGCATTTTCAGCTACCGCTTCTTCCAAATTTTTCATTTGGATGATAGCTTCTTCAACTAAAGATTTTTCTTTTGCCATTTGTTTTATGTTATTTTAATATATAAATATATGAAATTATGAAAAAAGCACATTTGTACTAATATTCATAACATCTTTTTATTTATTAATAAATATCACAAAAATGTAAAAAACAAAAAAAGGAGACAAAATGTCTCCTTTTAGTTTAATCAATTAAAATTTTTTTATTCTATAACTTCGTTAATTTTACTCTCAACGATTGCGGTTATTCTCCACTCCATAGAATAATTTTCAAATACTTTAGTGACTTTCGCCTCTACGTCGGTGGGATTATAACCACTAACTAATTTTTCTTCTCTTAACTTTTTAAGTTTTCCTGTTTCAGTATCTACTGAATCCAATGTAATTTTTGCGATGAAATACTTTTCGTCCATAATGTTTAATTTTTTTTAGTATCCTAAATAATCGTTTAATTTTTTCATTAAGTCAAGCGATTTGTTTCCAGATTCGCCAACTTGTCTTTCTACTTTCATTTTTTTCTCTTCTTCCAAATTCTCATCAAAATTAAACCTATCATCAGGATTTTGAAAAAGGTATGCTCCCGGTGTTGATGGTGATGAAACTAAGTCAAAACAGATTAATTCAAAATCATCTTGTACTTCATTTTGTTCACCCACTTTTTTAAGAGACCCCACACCTCTTGAAGATATACCCAATGTTACTCCTTGTCTAAGATAGTTTGCCGCTAAATCACCTTTGGTTGATACAATCCCTCTTTCGTGGAAACCCGGAGATGTTAATAGTTTTATTTTACCCATTAAAACGGGTCCTTCCCACCATATCTCTGTAATTGCGTGAGATACTCTATCTAAATCAATTAACGATGATTCAGGATGATTTAATTCTGAAAGGGCAGTTCCTTTGTTAATCATCTTTTTATAGTTCTCGGCCTCTCTTTTTAAGATTCTTTCAGGATACAATCTACCATTTCTATTTGGTGTATTATATTTTTGTAGAACCGCATAAAATTCAAAAGGTTTTGAATGGTCTAAATCTTCTTTAGACTCTTTAATCATCGCAGCATTTTTCTTATCTGTTGGTGAAATAAATCCGGCATCTTCTTCAATTAATATCCCTCTCCCTATTTCATTTGGTTTTAAAATTGTTAAATTCATCTTGAATGTTTTATTTATAAATATTAAACATTCTCAATTTGTACTGGTTCCACCTCCGATTTGATTTTTTTTGTTAGATAAAACTTAAAATTTTCATTTTCTAAAAAGTTATCTAAAAAGATTTGGTTAATAATTTCTTTTAACGAATTTTTAATTTCATCGGATTTAAAGTCCATATCAGTTTGAATTATAAAAAAATTAATTTCTAAATTCATAAAAGATTTTTTTCCGGTTGTTAGACCGCTTGACCTTAAATCCAAGTCAACAATGAAATTTGTATCAAAAATTGTTTTGTCTAATGATTCATAGACTGAATGTTTTATACCTCTACTCATATTAAGAACTGTCCTTGTCCAGTTATTAGCTTCGTAAATTGGTTCTACCCACGTTTGGATGTTTAGGTAGAGAGATTTTAAACTCATTGAGTCGACTGTTCCATATATTATTTTAGCAGTCTTAAACCCATGAATTTGTGAGGTTTTCCCCTTTTTCATTAATTTCCATATTTTCTCGTTTATTTTTTAAAAAAATAGGTGAAAATACCACAATAGTCAAAACTTTTTGAAAAGATGGGGATATATGTATTATATGTTAATAGTTAAATTAGATAAAAACACTACGATTGAGCGAGCTTTAAAACTTTATAAAAGTAAGGTAATAAAAACTCGACAAAGTTCTGAACTTGTTAAAAGAAAAGAATTTGTTAAAGAGTCTGTTATTAAAAGAGCTGAACTTTCTAAGGCAAAGTATGTCCAAAAGAAGTTTAAGTCGAATAACGACTAAAGAGTTTCGTTTAAACTTTTAAGTTTAAAATAAGTTAGTTTGTCGTATTTCTCAGATATCACCTTAGATAAGGTATCATTGATTCTGCTCTTAACTGAACTATCATCTGAAGTAGATTTCATTTTAGTTAATTTATCCACAACACTTTCTTTAATCACATTAAAATCTTCATTAAGTTTACTATCGTCTTCAGATAGTAATTTAATCAATTCATCTTTATCGGATTCATTTAAAGATTCTATATAACTATTAATTGTTTGGTTGGCAATACTAACCATTGCTTTTAATGGTATATTAACACTTTCAGTTTTAGTGATAGGTAATTTTCTTAAATTTTCTGAAATAATTTTTTTACTTTTAATTCTTGATTCAATTGTTAAAACATCTCTTGAAAATAAGTTATCAATATTATCGTAAGCGTCATTTGATTTAGAATCTTTAACCCACTCATTCAAACTTTTAATTTCAGATGTGGATATTTTATTTACGGTATTTTCATATATAGTAATACATTCGTGAATATATTCGGCGATATATGATTCGGATAATGCTTTTGGTGAATTTAATTCATCATACATATAAAAAATTTTACTGATGTTTTTATTCTCTAACACCAGTTTTTTAAAATTCTTTATTTCTTGTTTAAATGTTCCATTATTATACGATTCTAATAATACATTTTCTATTTTCGATTTTAAGATACCAAATTTTGTCATTTTTCTTTTTTTATTATAAATATCAATCATTTAGAAGTTTATCTAATTCCTTTGAAATATCTCCTAAAGAATTTCTAGATTTGGATAAATCTATATAAGAATCATCATCAGTCATATTACCGCTTTCCAATAAGATATTCCAATTTTCTTTTCTATTAAATGATTCCGGAGTTAGGTCAGCTTCTCCGCCTGCTTCAGGTGCTGGTGGGAGTTCTTCTCCTCCTAATTCAGGTTCTCCACCCAAATCTGATTCTCCACCAAAATCACCTCCACCAAAACTACTTCCACCGCCCGGTGGTGGTGGTGCCGGAACTTCAGCTGATTGTGTTGTTCCTGATTTACTACCATATAACTTATCAATATTATCAAATATACCTGTGTGAGATATTATTGTTGCTGTATTTGTTAATTCAGCACCAACAGCCTTTTCTATTCTTTGTTGTTGTAAATCTAATTTAATTTCATCATCCGAGAATCCTAATACGTGTTTTTTAGCCCAAGTAACCGATACAGGAGCAATACCTTCTATTGCCGTTACAGCGTCTTTATACAATAATATTTTTTCTTTCCAAACATCAATTTTTAATAAATCTGCTTGGGTCGATGGATTGGTTAAACTTAATCTAAAGTTGGATAATTCATCTTCAAACCCTAATAAAAATAAATGAACAATAGCGATTTTATTTAATTCGGCTATCATACATTTTTGTATTCTATTGATAGTTCTTGCAAAACGAATATCCTGTAATGATAAATTTTTTCCATCACCAACAGTTTCTTCAAACCCTAAAAAGGCTTTAGGAACACGAAGTGCTGTTAATAATTTCTTTTGGATATATTCAATATCGGCAATTTCCGCTAAATTCTGAGCTCCGGGCAATGTTTCTATTGGAGATGTTGCCGCTGGGTCACGAACAGGAATAAAATAATCTTGGTCAACCGCCATTTGATTAAATCTCATATCCACGTTTCCGGTTTTAGAATCAACAACTTGGTCTCTTTTAAATTTATTGGCAACTCGTTGTACATATGGTTCAACATCCTTATCATCCATATTACCAACAAATACTTTAAAAACTCTTCTTTCAGGTGCTCTCGAAGTTCTATAAATTAACATCGCATCTTCAGATAACAATAATTGTTTCCAAATACGTCTAGCCTTTTCTAACATAGAAGTACCGTAAGGAAGTTTTCTATCATCACCCAATAATCTAAAATGAGCCACTTCCCAAGAGTTAAACTCCATATCTTTAGCTTTCCACTTAAATCGTAACCCTTTGTTTTCAGCAGGTTCATCAACATTTGCCGATTTTGCTGCCATACCTCGTTCTAATCTTTCAATCTCAATATTTGGTAATTGCATACAACCAACAATACCTTTTTCAGCGTCAAGTTTTAAATAGACAAAATTATCACCGTATTTACAAGTGTTTCTTGTCCACATTGGTAAATTGGTGTTAAGGTCTAAAATATTATTAAATAAATCTGAAATAATTCCTTTTATCCTTTTTGATTCTGAATAAATTTGTAACATATGACCATTTTGGTCAACTGTAGTTGATTCCTCACCATAAATGTCTAACGCTGCTGAAATTTCTGGTGTATATTCCATACTTTCGTAATCATAAAATGAGGCTAAACGAGTTGGCTCGTAATAAACTGCTTGAGTATATAAATTACTCTCAATTTTTGTCCATTGATTTGCTAAGTAATAAGTTTGTTGAGCCTGAAGTTTTTCTTTTTCGTACTCGGCTTGAGATGTGGTTTTTAATAATTCTTTTTTATCTAACTTATATGTTGGGTAATCTTGATTCAATAGAGCATTTGGACCAAAAGCTCTGGATAATCTTTGCCAAACAGTTAAGTCGTTATTTTGATTGTTTTCCATCTTAATAATTTAAATATTTTTTTTTATTAATAAATAGTTTATAAGTTGGATTAAACTTGGTGGTTATTATTGTTATCTATCATTATTAATTTACTTTATTCAATACAAAAATATCACTATAAATATTGTTTCCTGTGCTAGCAGTTCCCCATTCAACTGTCACATTTAATGTATTACCAATTGTTGTGTCAAATGTTGTATTGTTCACTACATTAAATCCAAATCCTTGAACCGTAGCATTGTTAGTTTTTGTGTAATGAAAACTACCTAAAGATACGACAGATGCTACACCAGCAGCTCCAAGTTGTCTAATTGTAAAATCAACATTCAAAGACCATACATCATCTACAATACTATTTCCAAGACTTTGAATACCGCTATTTAGAAGAATGGTGGACCCTGCTCTTAATCTAATTATAATAGTTTGATTATTATTAGCATTAATAATACCACCAAAAACACCTCTAAAGCTATCACCAACACTGAAACCATTAGCTGGTACACTTAATGTACCAACTCCTGTACCAATAAGTGTTGATTCAGTTATTGTATTGGTTACAATAGTACTGTTAGTTGTTTGAGCAAATAAACCATATGATATTGATGGTGGTAAAACTGGTGAACTTCCACTTGTTCCACTAGAACCATTCGCACCTGATGTTCCTGATGTTCCACTAGAACCATTGGTTCCTGATGTTCCCGATGTTCCGCTAGAACCATTCGCGCCTGATGTTCCCGATGAACCACTAGTCCCTGATGAACCATTCGCCCCACTCGTTCCCGAAGAACCGCTTGAACCATTTCCTCCGGCAGCACCTTCTAAATTAACCGTCCAACCTGAATATGACCCACTACCAGTTATTGTTTCAACATCAACAACCATATCACCATTTGACGAGTTATAACTAACAACCATACCAATCATATGATTTGAGAGGTCATAGGCTATAATTACGTCTTGAGCAACACTATAACCTAAGTTAGCACCAACGACAAAAGTACCAGTACTTCCTGTTTGGATTGTTAAAGGTGTTGTAGATGTTGTTCTATATAAATCTCCTGAAAAACCACTAGTCCCTGATGAACCACTAGTTCCTGAACTACCACTCGTCCCCGAAGAACCACTAGTTCCTGATTCACCACTTGTTCCCGAAGAACCGCTAGTTCCTGATGAACCATTTGCTCCACTCGTCCCCGAAGAACCACTAGTTCCTGATTCGCCGCTTGTTCCCGAAGAACCGCTAGTTCCTGATGAACCTGATTCGCCGCTTGTTCCACTTGTTCCTGATGAACCTGATTCGCCGCTTGTTCCTGATGAACCTGATTCGCCGCTTGTTCCACTCGTTCCCGAAGAACCATTGGCTCCACTCGTTCCCGATGAACCACTTGTTCCGCTAGAACCATTCGCCCCACTAGTCCCTGAAGAACCGCTTGAACCATTTCCTCCGGCAGCACCTTCTAAATTAACGAGCCAAGATGAATAATTCCCCGAACCTGTAATATTGCTAATATCAACAACCATATCACCATTTGACGGGTTATAACTAACAACCATACCAATCATATGATTTGAGAGGTCGTATGATATTATAATATCTTGAGCAATACTATAACCTAAGTTAGTCCCAACAACAAAAGTTCCAGTACTTCCTGTTTGAATTGTTAAAGATGTTGTAGATGTTGTTCTATATAAATCCCCTGAAAATCCACTAGTTCCTGATGAACCACTAGTTCCTGATTCGCCGCTTGTTCCACTAGTTCCTGATGTACCATTAGTAATCGCAGGTGCAACCACCAACAACCCATCTGAACCAACACAAACTGAACACCCTGATGAACTATTAAAACTACATACCGATAAGTCATTAACAAATGTCGTACATGCTCTGTTTGCTGTAACATTACTACCAATTATGTTAGAGTGAGTAAATCCTGATGATATTGTATTACAATAACCACCAAGAATTGATGAACATGCACCCATTGCGCAGTTTCTAAATCCACCACCAATAGTAGATAATCTACCAGCATTACAACAAGTAATTGTGCCAGTTAAATCTCCAGTAGTAGCGTTAAATGTTCCACCTGAAGTATTGTGTCCAATACCTCCACCAATTGTTGCACCTAATGAACAACATTCGTTTGTTGGTGATTGAATTATATTTCTTTGACCTCCTCCAATAAATGAAAACCTTGAATTTGTTATGTTGCAACATCCACCACCAATTACCGAAGACTGTCCACTAGCATTATTAGTATCACCACCACCAACAAACGAATAAAATCCGCTTGTATTTTTACGACCACCGCCAATTACAGCAAAAATACTAGTCGTTGTGTTTCCACTACCACCACCGATAGCTGACCCATCGGGGGTAAAAAAGTTGGAAAAAGTCGCAGTTCGATTATTACAACCACCAGCGATAGTTGAACCATTTGAATAGCTACCAATCACATTAGTTATCCCACCCCCAATGGATGAACCTGTCGCATAATAACCTACCTGATTCCCACTTCCACCGCCTATAGTTGCAAATGAACCGTATGTACAAATTTTGTTTCCACCTCCACCACTAATAGTTGAACGGGACCCGCAAGAATAAATTTGATTACCCCAACCCCCACCAATGGTTGCGCATTTTGAATCTACACAAATTCGATTACTTTCACCACCACCAATGGTTGAATAACATGAACCGGAGAAAATTATATTATCATTTCCACCACCAATTGTTGAATATAATGAATTGGAACACATTTTATTACAATAACCACCACCAATGGTTGAATTGGATGACCTAATTACATTACCATAACCACCACCAATGGTTGCATCACTTGCAGATATAATATAATTGTACCTCCCACCACCAATGGTTGAAATGCTTGAACCGTCTTTAATTTTATTATAACATCCACCGGAAATGGTTGATTTGTTTGAATTGTTACAAATGTCATTATAACATCCTCCACCAATTGTTGAATAGGATGAATTAGAACAAATTGTATTAACACATCCTCCACCAATTGTTGAATGAGTTGAACCGGAACAAATTCTATTATTTTGACCACCACCAATGTTTGAATAACTAGATTTGATTATATTAAATCGACCACCAGCAATCGTTGACTGAGTAGACCCTGTTGAAATAGTATTACAATAACCACCACCAATCACTGTTAAACAACTATTCGTTGTGTTTCCACTACCACCACCAATAGTAGAAAAATTTCCTGTAACGCGATTTAAATAACCACCTCCAATAACAGATGCACAACCGGAAGCACTATTTTGACAACCACCTCCAATTGCAGAAAAGCCACTACAAGTAATTTGATTAAATTTACCACCGTTAACTGTAGAAAAATCAGTAAAAACACTGTTTCCACAACCACCTAATACGGCCGAATAATTTCCGGATGCCGTATTGCTAACTCCACACCTAACCGATGAATTATTACCACCACCTAATATAATAACCGCAGGTGAACCACTGTCACCCGAAAATTGTTGAGTTAATGCTGAAAAATAAATTGAATTGGTTTCTCCTGACGGGATAACATCGTAGTTTACAATAACCATCAACGATTCTGGTTGACCGGATAATGCTAAGGGTAATTGTGATATAGGTAAATTAGGCATAATTAATTGATTAGAATTTTATTATTATTTTCTTGGTCTAATGTAAAATAATTCTCTTGTAATAAATAGTTTGTATCTTCAATTTGTGTTGGAGTATTTGTTGGTGTTATTGTTGGCGTTGGAGTATTTGTTGGTGTTATTGTTGGCGTTGGAGTATTTGTTGGTGTTATTGTTGGTGTTGGAGTATTTGTTGGTGTTGGTTTAGGTGGTGGTGGTAAATAACTTAAAACACAAGTCTTATTTAATTCAGTAATACATATAACATATTGACCATAATAATATTCTGTGTTATATGTATAAGGTAATATTACTGAACCTAAATCTATTGTACCTCCAGTTGAGGGGTAATAGGTTATATTCCCGCAATATCCGATATAATTATCTGTCGATATTATAAATTTATATATCATAATTTTTTAATTTAAATTGGATAATCATCATATGATGAAGTTATTTATTCCTACTTCTGATAATGTTATTAATACTGTCATTATTATATTTATTTTATTAATTTCTTTTTATTATGATTGTGTCCATACAATACCACCTTCTCCTCCAGTTCCTGTTCCAAACCAATTATTTAGTACTTCAAAATTATAATTACCAGCAGGAAGTGTAAGACTTTGTGAATATGCTTCATAATTAAAATCACGAGGCCTAGCAATCTCTACATATCTATCTGAACCAAAACTTGGGTCTTGGCCTTGTAACCAAATATTAAAACCTGATGAAAAAGAACCAGGTCCAGCATTATCTGGTATACCTGCAAAAGCTCTAAGAGTAACAGGGTCACCTATTATTTCAACAGTTCCGTTTATATAGTAAAATCCTCCTGAAGGGTTTGCTCCTCCTTCTCCATATGGTGGCTCAGACCAGTCAACCGAATTAACAGGAGGTACTGTAGTGGTAGTTGGTGTTGGAGTTTGAGTGTTGGTTGGTGTAGGTGTCACCGTTGGTGTATTGGTTGGTGTTATTGTGTTAGTCGGTGTTTGAGTAGGTGTTGATGTTATTGTAAGTGTTGGTGTTTGAGTTGGCGTTGATGTTTGAGTAGGTGTTGATGTTATTGTAAGTGTTGGTGTTTGAGTTGGCGTTGATGTTTGAGTTGGCGTTGGTGATAGGGATGGGGGTATGGTACCTTCTGTTGGCGTAACTGTTGATGTTACCGTCATTGTTGGCGTTTGAGTATTTGTCGGGGTTTGTGTTGGGGTTATTGTTGGTGTTGGTGTTGGAGTTAATGTTGGTGTTGGTGTTAATGTTTGAGTTGGTACTGGAAATACAACTATTCCGTTGCTTATTTTATAAAGTAATGTCCATGTTCCTGAAATACAACCAATCGAATTCAACATATTTTTTATTTCAAAATTATTTACCGGGTCAGTCAAATCGGTTACTTCATAATTTAAACCCGATGTATACGAAGTTAAGGTAATATTTTCCTCACACCATTCATCTGTTGATGAATAGCACACATTAGGCTTAGGACGAATTCGAGACAAATACGTTGCATTGGAGCTCTTTGCTTGTTGAGGTTGGTAATATTGACCGGCGACAGCATTACTTATGGTTGGGGGGGTATTTCCGCGCCTAACATATGTTTTAAAACTATAATTTGGTGTTGAAATTTTTTGGTTGATATTATCAATTTTATTCTTAATCGTATAATAAGATGTGCTACAAGTTGCCCCACTATTAAAACCATTTAATCCTGGTAAAAGAATAACTGTTATTATTTTATTTAAATCATCAAATATAAATGAACCTGATATGTGAGTTTCATAGAGATACTCCACACCTAATGTATCACCACAAGTTGTGCCAGAAATAATACCTATGACCATATATTTATAATAATTAATATTTGATGGGTCATTAACATAATTTGACATATTTGTTGAACCAGTAACCGTGTTATATTGAGTTTTATAAACATTGTAATCAGTAATGTCATCAAAAGTTAATGTTATTGTTGGACCTACTTTAGTTATTGTTGTCCCAGAAATTTGATTTAAACACCCTTGGTAAGCAATAGTTGGGGCATAAAGAAATAGATAACTGTTGTCCAGAATAACCGTCATTGGGTTAATTCTCCGGTTTACATCTCTCACTGATGGGTCAATAAGTGCCCCGTGATATTTAAAGAAGTTATTATTAGTTGTTGTTGCGGTATATGTTGGTGCATTTCTAGTGATACCTGAAATCGTTAAAGTACAATAGGATGGATTAGATGTGGATGAATTGAATGTGGCAACCATATTTGAAAAATTATACCCATCTTTACTAAAATTACCATTAAAAAGTGAACCACAATCTAGTGACGCGTAATCGGTTAAACACTTACCCGCAAATTCCCAGTTTGTATTGGTATTTGTTGGGTTTGGGTTTATATTTATTAATAAATAATCTCCATTAGTATAAGTAAAACCAGTTAATGAAGTAACTAGTTTTAATGCTCTTTCAGAGGGACTAAATTCTCCATATGAATAAACTTTTGGATTTGATGTTATACTATTAGTTCCTGCATTATAACCTACTCTCCAATTTTCAAGCTGTGAATTAATATTGTTAGATGGACTAATATAACTAATACTTATTGTATCATAAACACTAAATCCTTTAAACGACCATGCAAAATATTTATTTGTTGACCCTAAATCCCAACTAATACTTCTTTCTGCTCGTGTCGAATTTTGAGTGGTATTAACATACGAT